TCTACTGAATGGAAAGCTATTACCCCAGCTCCTTCTGGTTACTGGACTAATTACGAAAACGTTAACCCACGTGCATCAGGACTACTGACAAGTTATGAAGGGTATAGGCAACAAGGTCTCTACAGCACTGCAAACTCCACCGTTCAAACAGCTATAGGCCCTCAGCCTGGGTTAAGAAACTTTGGAAGTTTTACCTGGTATGGCGAACAGGTACCTGATAATCAACTTTATTCACCTTTTCAGACTCCTGGCAGTAACACTAATACTTCTGATGGAGGAGGTATTACCGGTGGAGCAGTCGCTCAACCGCGTATAGCAGCCCCAGCTCTTACCAACCCTACTAACGACCAATCAGGCTCACGAGCAGCGTGGGTTTATCACTATCCCGTTTATTGCCAAACATTTACAGAAAGTAGATATACAGGTGTACCTGGTCAGATGGGCTCACCTGTTCGTAATAGTTATAGAGGTAAATCAAGTAGATACGTACCTAATTACGGCTCTGTGTACGGAAAACTTGGTGAGGGGGTTCGAAACATGGTACGCACCTTCAGTCCTAGTGTGAATAGTTCTAATCAAAAAAGTCTTTAACCTCTACGTTTGCAACACTAAAAAACTAGAAGGTTAAAAACTTAGGTATATTTAAAAAGTAGTTTTTTCGAGAAGTCAGTTGTTTATTGACAACGATTTTCCGAAGATTCTCGGTGCTGAGCTTTACCGTCCGCACCCTGCTTACGTCGTGGAAATGGCCGCTGAACCAGTGGTCGTACATGACTTTTCTAAGCAGCCAGGTCAGACGGTACAACTCGATCGGTACCGGTTCTTCGGTAACCCTGGCTCTAAGGAGTCACGTGAGCGTACAGCAGAGCAAACGATTGGTACTGCAAACAGCAGGAATATCGTAAAAGATAAGGTTCAAGTAACCCTTCGTGAATATACAGGGCCTGCAGATCCTAGTGATCCTACACAGCCTTCTACATTCAAGATTGCGCGTGAGACTCTTATCACTGCTCAGCGTCTTTTGCTGGACACTGGTAACCTCACCACCTTCCACCAGTCAATCGGCAGCTTGACTCTGCTTGATGACTACCGCCGTTGGCGCGACCGGGTGTTCATTAATGAACTCCTTAAGTCCGTATCTAAGGGTCAGGCTTCTGATTCCCAAGGTGGTTACTATTTCCCCGGCGATCTCGCTACCGGTGCATTAACTTACACCAACGCTGAGCAAGCCAAATTTGACGTCAAGGATGACCTCCTTCGTGTAGTCAAGTCCCTACGCAAGCGTAATACTCCGACCTTCCAGGACGGTTTCTACCGCTGCATCTGTGACCCTACATTTTTGATGCACTTGCGTCAAAACTCTGACTTCCGTGAGGTGGCTCGCTACCCCGGTAACGGTCAAATCAATCCCCTTATGTCAGGCATGCAGCCTAACGCTGCACTGTACATGGGTCAGGGCTTCGGCCAAGCTACTTTTGTGGCTGGCGAACCAATTATGCCGACTGGCTTCGTCTTTGAGGGTGTGCGATTCTTCGAATCCACCAACATGCCTTCTCAGACTCAAGCTGCGACAGTTGCAGGTGCCGCTCAAGATTACAACGCCGCTGTTGGTATCTTCTTCGGTCCTCAGTGTGTCGGCGTAGGCATCGGCGGCAACAATGCCCAGGTGCTCCTTAATAACAACGACGACTTCAGCCGGTTCATCCAGATGATTTGGTCGTTGTATGCCGGTTTCGAACTGCTTAATGCAGATTTCGTTACCGTTGGTTACTCTTTCGACGCTTGAGGAGGTAACTAACTATGACTATTAACCCAAATCAGGTTCACGTTTCCAAGATTTATCCTGGTAACTATACGAACGTTCTTCGTTACTGGCACGAAGAAAAGACCATGCAGTTCGAGAACGCCAATGGCGTTCAGACGAGCTACACCAACCAACCCGTTGGTGGTCCTGTCGGTGTTGTTTTCCAACCTGGCTGGATTGCACAGCAAGCTGTTGGCTATTTGGACCTGAGCTTCCAAGCTCTTGGAACCACTAACCAACTTTCTTACTACACCCAAGCTTACGCTTCGGGCACTCCGTTCTTGAACGGAAATGTCATCATCCCTTCACCCGACTTCCATAAGGATGTACGGGCTGATATCGCTGATGGCATCAAGGCACCTGCTGGTGCTTATGTGTATCGCGCTTCTCTGCGTGTTGACGGCGGCGACGTTGTTAGCTCCGGAGTATTCGGCGGTTCCGCTACTCCTCAACTGACTCTTATCCCCGCTGTGGGTGAAGGTCTTAGAGATAACGGCACTGTTGTCTCTGGTCAGTTCGGTGTTTCTCTCACCGGTGCCAGCAGCCGCATTGCTAATGGCAGCGTTGGTTCCACCAACATCATCGATTCCAGCAGCCTCGCGGCTCTGGGTTCGGAGACTCAGTGGAAACTCTTCACTACCACCGATCTTGGCGGTGCCTCTGCTTCTGGTCTAGCTCAAGGTTCGGGTATCTACGATCCTCGTGCTACCAACGGAAAACTTTCCGGCGAAAACAAAGCTTTGGCTATTGCCGAAGTTTGCTGGATTGTTGCCGATGAGCCACCCGAGCGCCAGGATGTTGCTCTGCAACCCGATGGTCTGGTCGAATCTCAGACATACACTTCTACAAGCCCCTCCTGATCCTCAGAGAGAACTTGATTGGTACACAAAGACTCCTTTTCGAAGGGGTCTTTTTTTTGATTTAATGTTCTTATGCAAATGTTTTGTGCATTTTGTTTACTAACCGCCAAAGTTAACAAAGAGCACTTTCTTCCTCCAACACATGGACGGTAAAGACCTCTCAGATTTCAAACTAAGCCGTAAAGAATGTGAAAAATGCGGCGCGGTGTGGTTAAACGGAGTTCATCACTGGGCGACTGGTGCAATAGGTAGCGAATATGACCTTGCAGGGCTTGTTTGCAACACAGTGAACTCCCCTCAGTGTATAAATCGTAAAAAAGGGGAGGTAGGCGGTGACACTTGGGCTGATAGAAGAAAATTTTTGGATAGTTTAGGTAACTCACTTGACGGATTAGACGGACTGAGCCCCAAATAAGCAAAATTACAAAGATTTTGACCTAAGCTGCTGCTTACATACTGACTATTCAGATGTCTTCGAAAGTATACAAGCCAAGTGGCGTCAAAATTGACGTAATTTCAACTCTAGACGAGGGTGAGTACTTCATGGTGCGCTCTACAACAACCGGTAAGGTGTTTATCGCCCATAAAGACCAGGTTGACGCTCTCGTAGAAGAAAACGTTGAAGAACCTAAGGGAAATCAACTGCAAACACGTCGCGGACGCCGAACTGCTAAAAAATCAGACGACAAACCGTCAGTTGTTAAGCCCTTACCTCCTGTTGACACAAGAATCAACCTTAATACGTTGACTCCCGAAGGTTTATCGCAGTGTTTACCGGGTGTAGGTCTTAAAACTGCAAAAGAAATCGTAGAACTTCGTCAATCTTTACCAGGTGAACGCTTCACCAAACTCGAACAACTCGAAACTATAAAACGAGTTGATTGGATCGAAGTGTTTGCTACTGGGTCTGTGTACGTAGAATAAGTAAAAGTAAGAAGCAGTAGTCGTGGCGCAATTATCTCAAAACGAACTTGAGCAAATTCAAAGTTACCTTGCACAGCAGGGTGTAACTTTTAACGCCACTTCTACTGACGCCAGTAAACGTGAAATAGTTTACGCAGCTGTTAATCAGCTGTCTCGCAACCCTGCTCAGGTATTTGGGTACGCGTTAGACGATTTTAATTTCAGTAGAGTCGCGTATCACTTGGGATATAACATCGCCACGGTTCCTGCTGGTGATTACGCAAGACTTCTCGAAGCTTGCAATAGCATTCCTAGTGAGTTTTATAACGACAAGATTGTTCAGCAGGTTGAGCGCTGTGAAGATGCAGAGCGCTTGACTGAACTTGCTACAGGTCGGGCCACTAGCCGTCAAGAGACTATTCTTGGTGACGTCTCTCGTTCGATCAGCATTCAGGACAAACGAGAGACTGCCAGAATCTGGCGTGAAAACTATCTGTACGAATGCAATCGTTTAGCAGAGATGCTTTACGTTCCGAATTACAAGGATCCTGTGGCGTCTCGTTACAGGTTTGAGAGGAGCGGAGGAGAATTTATTCAGGCAATCCCTGGACCTCCTGATGTATCACGGTCTGATCGTCTCTACTTTTATAAAAATTGGCGCTAAAGTGAGATCAATGTGAATAACCTTTTTTTAGAGGTTTGACTATGTATTCAGGTATTGGTGCTGCTGTTGGAAAATTAGGTATTCAAAACGCAGATGATCTGGCTCGACTGATCATGCCTGCTGTCCAGCAGATGGATAATCCAGCTCTCGTCAACAAAGCTTTGTCGGGTTTGCGGAGGATGGGTGCAAATGTCGGTAGTTTGGTAGACGACTTAGTACCAAGTTCAGTTCTTAAACGCGTTCCTGCTAGACAAGCACCTCGTCCTGAGTTCGGTCGAATTGGTAGAGATATGGGAGAGGGCTTGATTGGCGAAAGCCCTCAAGCTGTAAATAGACAGATTGCAGCAACAAGAGCTACTCAAGCTCCTCGTCCTGAGTTTAATAGAGCACTCCCTGATGGTGCCCGTCCTGACACTGTTTTAAATCGGATGGGAGGTCGAGTAGTACCCATGGGACCTAATCCAGCTACGCCAACTCGAGGTATTGAAGGCACTCAACTTCGCTTTCCTTTGACACAACCTGGAAAAGGTAGTCGGACTTATTCCCCAATGAAATCCAGTGGGGATCCT